GTGATGGGATGGTACGGTTCCGAGCCGCTGACCGAGATCAAGTATATTCTCGAACTCAACGGCCCAGGTGGTGCGGTGCTGACCGAGTTGCAGGGACTGAAATTCCAGATCGAGAATTCCTACGCGCCGCTGGCCGAGCAGGGCATTCGTAATATTTTCCAGAACGTCAAGCAGTATATTTATTCTCGTCCGGACTCGATGGGCGGCGGCGCGGCGTGGCACTGGAAGACCCAGCAGCAGAACAAGATCATGATCCTGGAACAGCTGCGCGGCTCGGTTGCCAATGGCCAGTTGCATATTCGCTCGCAGGATCTTGTTCACGAGATGAAGCGGGTCTCGCGCGATGGTGATAGCATCAAGGCCAGCGGTACCGGGGATGATGGCAAGGATGACCGGACCATGGCGGCGGCGCTCACCCATCACAATTGGGAGATCAAGATGCGGCGGCAGCTTATCGTGCTGAAGCGGTCGCGCGAGGCCGAGAAGGTGCGCAAGCAGCGCAGCGTGATTGACCAGACCGCCCTTTTCAATCAGAACATGATGGCGGCGTTCATGGATCAAAAGAAGGCAACACGGGTGCAGGCGCAGCGGCTGGCGATGAAGAATGCGTGGAGGTACGGACGATGACAATATGGACATGGTTGTTTTTAGGAATAGGAATTTACTTAGCAATCGGCTTGATTGCGATGTTTTTCTTATTGCAAACTCCATATTCCGAGAATCCATTATGGACGATGGTTTTGCTTTGGCCATTGTATTTTTTCGGGGGCAGGTAAGTGGCTGTCCTTTTGAAATGTCCGGCCTGCCGGGAAAAATTCAAGTACGACGTTACCGATGGCTGGCCCGATTGCTGCCCGATCTGCAAGACCGATATCAATAACCGCCGTGATAACGACGATGTGGTAATGCCGAACATCTTGTCGTTCAAGACAAAAAATAACGATGGTGTTGCTCGGCAGATCATGGATGGTTCGGAGACCCGTGCTGAATTGGCAGCCGCAATGGCCGGGGTGCCGGTCAGCGAAATGTCGGGTTTGAAGATTACTGATCTCAATGATCGTAACGATGCCGAATTTTCCGCCAAGGAAGTGGTTAATCCGGTGACCCAGCAGATGGACATGATCAAGGCGCGCGGCGGTCAGATCGGATTTGGTTCGACCCAGGCGCAGGAGTTTGCCGCCAACGCCCATACCGGCGTTGAGCCGCATGCTGGCCTGCGTGCCCGCAACAGGATACAAGCGCAGATGGCGCCGATCGGGCAGGCGCCGCTCCCGCTCGAGATTTCCAATAACCCGAATTATAGGCCGCGTGTATGATTCCGCTCCCGACAGCCGAGAAGGAACTGATTCCGGCTGCCAACGAGTTGATCGAGGTATGCCGGGTCAGCCAAGGCAACCGGGCGGCTTATTACCGTTTGCTTAACCAGGTGGCCGAGACCGGCCGGGCCGATGGTTCCAAGGCGCTCATCAACATGATGAACGCACATCTCGAGCGCACTGCCTCACATTTGTATTCTCCGGTTGAATTGAAGTTCGCCTACGACTTCGACAATGCTTACAAGCCGGACACCATCAAGCGCGGCGATGTGGCCGCCAAGCATCTGACGCGGCACTGGGAGCGCACCGCGCTTGGCATGCTGTTCGGGCAGGGCGTGTTCGAGGGATTGAAGTACGGCGCTGCCATTTTAAAGCAGTGGCCCAAGGCGGAAGGGCCGCCGGATAAGCAGCGGATTTCGTATGAGAAGAAACTAGTGATGCCGTGGAATTTCGGTGTCTATCGCGAGAGCGAGAGCGATATCGATAACCAGGAAGCCCTGTGCGAGACGTCGTATCTAACCGGTCCCGAGGTGTGGCAGCGGATATGGCGGTTTCCAAAAGCCAAGGAGCTTTACCAGCAGATCATGACGCACGCCCAGAAAGGGCAGTCGACCGGCAGCGGGCCGGACAGTTTTTTCCATCAGGTGCTGTCGACGTCGCAGATCAGCACTGGCGTGCAAGGATCGACCCGGCCGTTACCAGGGGGCATCGTGCAGCTTGGAAATGATCCTAATTATCCGACCATCAGCCCGACCGATGGAGCACCGACGGTCAAATTCCATGAATTATGGGTGAAAGGCGAGGACGACTATCAGACCATTCAGATCGTTGAGCCGGATATTCTAGTGACGCGGTTCAAGCTGTCGAATCTGCTCGGCATCGAGCATGTCCAGCCGTACCGGCTGATCCAGCCGAACCCGATGGTCGACTGGTTCTGGGGGCGCAGTGAATTGATCGACCTGATTGAGCCGCAGAGTTTTCTCGCAATGTTATGCGATGATCTGAAGCAGCTGATCGGCTTGCAGATCGACAAGATACTGGCGTTTTCTGGCGACAACACTATCACCGATGAATCTTATGCCCAGTTCCGGCTAGCTGGTTATGTCAATCTCGGGCAAGGCGGCAAGGCCGAGGATCTGACGCCGAAATTTCCGGCCGAGTTGTTGCCGATCATCAAGTACGTGCAGGAGCAGATCAACACGCTCGGCAGTTTCCCCGATATCATGCAGGGCAAGGGTGAGCCTGGCGTGCGCGCTGGTGTTCATGCCAATACGTTGATGAAGACGGCCTCGCCGACGTTGCGCGATCGCGCGCTATTGACCGAGCAGCAGTTGGCGTCGTGCGCCGATCTCACCATGACGTTGATGGAGGCCAAGGAAGACCGCAAGTTCTGGACCAATCCGGAAAACATGGAAGATAATTTCATGCTAAGTGATTTGCCGGAGGATTGGCGGGTGACGGTGGATAGCCATTCGTCCAGCCCGATCTTCTCGGATGAAAGCCAGCAGTTGATATTCGCGCTTCGCAAGACCCAGGATCTCGACGGCGAGTATGCGATCGACAACCTACCGCTTCCGAACAAGGAGAGTGCCAAGGCTTCGTTGCGCGAGCGCAAGAGAGCCGGGCAGCAGATGCAGAAGGAATTGCTCAGCGTGCTATCGCCGGAAGGCAAGGACAAGGCGATCGAGAAGATGCTCGGTCATGCCGGCGGGCATCGCTAGCCGTTGAACCTTGGCTGCAATACCGATGCCCCCTGCGCGCTTGTGCGTATCACCGGGTCGGTTGCCGCGCGCTGTCGCGCTTTCACTTCGCCTCTAGCATTGGCGAGGCTGCGCAGGATGCGGGCTTCCTCGACGAGATCGAGGTCTTCGAGCAGTGAGCCGTGTATTTCTCCCTGAATAACTCCACGCTGCCCGAAATCGTCTTCGACGACGTGAACTATACTGGAATCACCAGTCACCAACTTTTCATAGACGGTATCAGCTTTTTCTTTTTCCTTGAACAAAAACGCCCACACCATCGCGTTCGGCCCGAAGTGGATTGACAGGCTATACATTCGATTATCCTTGCTTTGTGGATTCATTAGCCCAGCGAATAAATTCGTCTCGGGGAAATCGAAGACGGCCTTTTGTTTTGCCCCCCATGCGCAGTAGCATGGGAGGACGACCTTTTCTTTGCTTGGTGTAGGAATACAGACTGTGGACTGAGACCCCGAGGTAATTGGCGGCTTCTTTGGCGGTGAGCCAAGGTCGTAGGGTTATCACCTGACCATTTTCCATCGAAAAAATACGCCTTTTTCCGCATACTCATGAAATATTTATAATACCTATCATATTTTGTCAATTTCTTCGCTGGCCTTCCTTCCGGAACCAAACGAGGTTGTCTTCGCACTAAGAAGTGCGAACCCTCGAACCTCTAAAGGAGAGCGCTATGATCGTTCGCAATCGTCGACGGCATCGCAAGGGCCGCAAGTAAGCCCTATGCCAATCCCAGCTCCTGCACCTCCGGGCGGACAGCCCCAGCAACCTCCCTTCGGACAGACGCAGGCAACTGGGTCTACACCGAACAAGGGTTTTGAGGCTGCCGGACTGCAGAAGCTGGGCGTTCTCGTCAAGCAGATGGAAACCATGCTGCCGGAGCTCGGTGCCACATCTGAGGCAGGGCAGGCGGTTTTGAAAGCCCTCAATTCTCTTGTTAAGTTCGTGCCTGCCGGCTCGGTGACGCCGGCCGCACAAAAGAATTCGATTGAGGCGCAGCAGCGCAACATGGCGCAGAACAATCAGCAGATGATGGCGCTCAAGCAGCGCATGCAAGGCGGAGGCGGCGCCCCGGGTGGCGGCCAGCCCCAGCCTCAGGGAGCTGCCGCGTGAAAAGCACGATCTTCCAGAACAAGACCGAGATGCCGCCGAAGGACAATAGCCCGGATGTGGTGCGCACCGCGCAGACCATGGCCGAGATGCACAAGAATTACATGCCGGCCGCGATACCGAATCGTGATGCCAGCGTTGAAAATGTCCAGCGTCCCCGCCGCGGACACGGCTACTGAAGGAGTTCGCCATGTCGAACGTCAATATTTTCCAGAATTCAGCCAAGTCGATCCCGACTTCCGACGAGCAGATCGTGCGCGTCGACATGGAGCAGATCGACATCGGCGGGCGCAAGTCGCATCTGCCTGGGCAGGAGAAGTCTGGCGCGATGAACATCAGCCATGTTCCGAATGCCAGTGCAGCGCCGGGGAGCAAGTAAGCCATGGCGATGCGCGAGGTTGATGAGGCCGAGTATAACCAACTGGTTGCGCTGCGCAGCGTAGCTTCCAAGATCGTTGCCAATCCGGCTGCGCGGAAGCGGCTCGAGGAAGCCCAGAAAATGGTTGACCCGAACGCGCCGACCCCGACGCTGGATGCCGAGGCGGCTCAACTGGCGCCGATCAACG